CAATGAATCCAATTGCGTAAACTTGGTACTTCTGTTTTGATAAAAATGTTTTCATAATTTTTGGTGTAAATTATTAATGCAGTTGTTAGTATGCTGCTCCACTTTGTTTTTTTTTATTTTACTAATCCTTTAACGTAATAAACATCTACGTTCATATTTTGCTTATCATATGGACTAACACCACCATCATAATAAACATCTTTACCAAATACTTTTTTCAAATTTGGCTCGTACATACATCCATCATATTCCATAACTAAACAAGCAAATGGTTCTCCTATTGTTCTTGATAAAAATATAGAATTATTATGCTTTCTTTGTGTAGTTTCATTTTTTGAATAAAGCCAAACGTGAGTAAAATTTTTAGCTAATAAACTTCTTTGATACTGTTCTGATGTTAATTTAATTGCTTTCATAATTTTTGATTTAATAATTAATAATAAACAAATATAGTTATTTATAATAAACTACCAAACATTTTTCTAATTATTTTTTATATATCTTTGTTATATGAAGCAGCCACGAGTTTTAATTGAAACTGAACATGATCAGGAATACCGAAACTTTGATTTTGTTATAGCTGATGTGAATGGTTGCTATGTAATAGATAGCGAGACAATGTGTTTGGTTTTAAATGGAACTGATTTTATATTAGGATTCAATGGCGAACTATACGATGAAGTTAAAAAGAATATAGCGATTAGAAACTTAATGAATAAAAATTAGCGGGAGTAGTAAATTAAAGTTACTCTTTACCTACTCTTTTAAAGGGTAGGTTTAACGTATTTAAAAAAATGATATGGCAAGACCAAGCGAATATAACTTTGATTTATGTATTGAGATTTGCAATAAAATTGCGGATGGTCAAAACATTAAAAGCATTTTAGAAAGCAAAGATAATTATCCGGCCTTTTCTACTTGGTGTAAATGGAAAAGAGAAAACCAAGAATTATCGAACCTGTATGTAAACTCAATACAAGACAAAAGCGAAAGCGTAGATGCTCAAATCGATGAAATTTGGGAAGGCTGTAAAAATGGTTTGTATGATGCAAGTACAGCAAACGTATTAATTCAAACTTTAAAATGGAAAGCTTCTAAATATTATCCTAAAATGTTTGGCGATAAAGTCCAACAAGAACACTCCGGTGAAATCACTACAAACATTATTTCTTTAGGTAGTGGAATAAAACCAAATGAAATTATTAATTAAGCAAGAACACGCTGTTTATTATCTTAAAGATAATATCACAAAGGAAATACTTTATGGTGGAGCTGCCGGTGGTGGCAAATCTGCTCTCGGTGTATTATGGCTTATTGAACAATGCCAAACCTATCCGGCTACTCGTTGGTTAATGGGAAGGTCAAAGCTAAAGACATTAAAAGAAACAACCTTAAACACTTTCTTTGAGCTTACATCAAATTTAAAGTTATCTACTTCCTATAACTATAATAGTCAAACGGGAGTGATCACCTGGACAAATGGAAGTGAAATACTATTAAAGGATCTTTATTCATATCCCGCTGATCCAAACTTTGATAGTTTAGGTTCGTTAGAGATAACCGGAGCTTTTATAGATGAGTGCAATCAAATTTCATTTAAAGCATGGCAAATAGTTACATCCAGGATAAGATATAAACTAAATGAATATAACTTAACCCCGAAGATATTAGGAACGTGCAACCCGGCAAAGAACTGGACTTATTCAAAGTTTTACATTCCTACTGCTGCCGGAACTATAACTGAAACGAGAAAGTTTATTCAATCGCTTCCAACTGACAATCCTAACTTACCATTATCCTATTTAGATAGTTTACTTGCTTTGGATGAGAATAGTAAGCAAAGGTTATATTATGGTAATTGGGAGTTCGACAATGATCCTGCAAGGCTTATTGATTTTGATAAGATTCAGAACATATTTACGAATGACTTTGTTGATGCAGGTGATATGTATATTAGTGCTGATATAGCTCGATATGGAAGCGATAAGATGGTTATACTTGTTTGGAGTGGCTTCCGGGTTATTGAGATATTTACTTTAGACAAATCCAGTATTACAGAAACAGCTGAAGCAATCAAATCATTAATGAATAAACACCGAGTTCCATTGTCTAATGTTATTGCCGATGAAGATGGTGTTGGCGGTGGTGTTGTTGACATTGTACGTTGCAAAGGATTTGTAAACAATTCCAAAGCATTAAAAGAGGAAAACAATAATGTAGAGTATCAAAACCTAAAAACGCAATGCTATTATAAACTTGCGGAACTAATCCAATCAAACAAACTATTTATCGATTGCAATAATGCAGATACACAAGATGTAATAACCAAAGAGTTAGAACAGGTTAAAAGAGATAAGATTGACCAAGATGGTAAGTTAAGGATATTGCCAAAAGAAAAAGTAAAGGAATTAATAGGCCATTCACCCGATTACTCGGATGCTTTAGCAATGCGATTCTACTTTGACTTAAAACAAACTTTCTTTACATTCTAAAAAAAATATATACTATTTATATTTAGTCTAAATAAAATTTATATATTTGTGGTTAATTAAGATTAATTAAAATGGAATTTAAACAATTAGCTTACGACTTAAAAGAGTTAGACGAAACAAAAGGCGTTGTTACTGCCTATGCTAACGTTTATAACTTTAAAGATAGCGATGGAGACATTTCGGCTTATGGTTCATTTGATAAAACTGTAAACGAAAACTTTAAACGCATCCGGGTATTGAAGGATCATAATCCAACAATGATGATAGGTGTTCCATTGACTATTGATACTAAAGATAGTTATGGTTTACTTACTACTACTAAATTCAATATGAATAAGCCATTAGGTAAAGATATGTTTACTGATGTTAAACTTATGTTTGAGACTGGTTTAAATGCAGAGTTAAGCATTGGGTATAGAGTAATGCAAAGGGATCAAAAAGATAAAAGCATCATTAAAGAATATAAGTTAATGGAATATTCTTTTTTATCATCCTGGGGAGCTAATCAACTATCAACAGTACAGGATATAAAATCAATCCAAAGTCATTACGGACTTATGGAACTTATTACAAAAGCTTACAATTTGCCTTACTCTGACGAGAGATTAAGACAGATTGAAACAATATTAAAATCACTCACAATGGAGCCGTCAGAGACTGACACTTTTGATAATGAGCCGATATTATTAGACACGTTAAAATCATTTACAAACTCGTTAAACATAAAATAAAAATGGACGAAAAATTATTAGCCGAATTGGCAAACATTAAAAGCGGATTAGAAACTAAAACCGCTTCAGAAGTAAAAAGCGCAATCGATGCTTTCGAAACAAAATTAACTGCTTCAATCAAATCTACTTTCGAAGCTGATATCAAATCAGTACGTGAAGAATTGGAAGCTAAATTTACTGCTGACTTAAAAGCTGTACAAGATCACGCTGACAAATTGGATGTAAAACTTCAAGAGAAAGCTAAAGCTGAAGCTAACGCAAATGTTGACAACATCAAATCTTTAATTAAAGATAACGCTGAAAGAATTGCAACTGTTGGAGAAAACAACAAAATCAGATTGAAAGCTGTAGGAAATATGACTACTGCTAACTTTACTGGAGAAGAGCCAAGAGATTATAACTTTGATATTGTTAGATTCCCTTCACAAATGTTAAACGTTGCTGACTTAACAGGTAACATAAACATTAACGGTGGAACTTATACTTACACAGTAGAAGGTGCTGGAGAAGGATCAATCGGAGCTAATTCAGAAAACACAGGTAAAAACCAAAGAGATTACGACTTTACTGCTTTTGATGTTTCTACAAACTTCATTGCTGGTTTTGCTCGTTACTCTAAAAAAATGCGTAACAACTTATCTTACATCACTTCAGCTATTCCTGACTTGTTGAGAAGAGATTACTTGAAAGCTGAAAACGCTGCATTCAACACAATATTAGCTGATGATGCTACAGCTTCAACTGAAATCATAACAGGAAGTTCTAAATCTGAAATGCTTATCAATGAGATTGGTAAATTAGAAGATGCAAACTATACTGTAAATGGTATCGTTATCAGACCAACTGATTATTTAGATATCTTGAAAACTGCGAAAATGGATTTAGAGTCTGCCGTTACTTACGAAGGTGGAGTTTTAAGAGTTGCAGGAGTTCAAGTATTTAAAGCTACTTGGTTAGCTGCTAACAAATACTATGTAGGTGATTGGACAAGAGTAAACAAAGTAACTACTGAAGGATTGTCTTTAGAGTTTTCTGAAACAGAAGGAACAAACTTTGTGAACAACAACATCACAGCTCGTATTGAAGCTCAAGTTGCTTTGGCTGTTGAGCAACCATTAGCGATTGTTTACGGTGATTTTACTGCTACTGCATAATCATTAAGATTTTTTAAACTAAAGCCACTGCTTGATTGTGGTGGCTTTTTTTATTAGAATTAACATTAATAAATTCCACATGATATTTAAAGTATTAAAACCATTTTACACTCATTCTAATAAACAAAACTATAAAGTAGGACAAACTATTGAGTTGACTAAAGAACAAGCTTTAGGAATGCTTACTGATGGTTATTTAGAGGAAGTGAAAGAAGTTAAAGAAACGAAAGAAGTAAAAGAAACTAAAAGCAAAAAATAATGACTAATTATACCGATGTTATTTCTTTAGAACAAGCGAAGTTATATTTAAAAATCGATGAAGGCCAAACCGTTACCGATGATGAAATAACCGGAATGATAAACTCTGCACTTTCATATATTGAGAAACGTACAAATCACATATTTAAAACACGTGATAAAGTTTACTTTAAAGATTGCGCTTTAGTGCAACAAGTTAAAGTTTACGATTATCCTATTGATAATACCGAAACAGAATTAGATATAATTTATAGACCTTTATACGCTATTGTTCCAACGGTTAATAACATGGTTACTTTAACAACTGGATATACTTCTGTCGAGGATATTCCTTCGGAGTTAATTGATAGTGCTTTGCAACTTATAAACTTTTGGTTTTACAATTCAGAAACTAAAAACGCTATGAATTCCGTTCCTGACTTTGTCTTATCTAATATTGATCTTAACAGACGATTCTTATAATGATTGCAAGAAAATACGATAGAATTATTGAAATGTGGAAAACAGTAACTGTTGCTGATGGCTATGGTGGTAACATTGTAACTACTGAATTAGATTATTCTTTATGGTCAAATGTAAGTACAAAGCAATCCAGTAGAACAAACGAAAACGGACAGAACGATAATTTTGTACAGGCAGTTTTTACAGTTCGTAACAACCCTAATTTTAGTATTTCTATAAAAGACAGCTTTATTGTTTATAATAGTGTTGCTTATAATATTGATAGTATCTTAAATATTGACTTGGATAATATTGATATTGAAATACAAGCCACTCAAAGAACCTAATGGAAATAAAAGGCTTAAATAGTGTTTTAGCTAATATACGAAAGTACGGCAAAGAAGCTGAAAAGGATATTGAAGGAGTTACTGAATTGGTGGCTCGTAATATTGAAAAGAACGCTAAAAATTATGCTCCTGCAAACTTTGGTAAATTAGGACAATCTATACAAGCGGTAAAAGATACTCCATTAAATTGGAAGATTGAAGCTGGGGGAGTTATTGCGCCTTATGCCCCATTCGTTGAATTTGGCACAGGTGGTTTAGTTAATGTTCCAAACGAACTAAAGGACCAGGCAATTAAGTTTAAGGGTAAAGGAATAAAGCAAGTTAATTTAAAAGCAAGACCTTATTTATATCCGGCATTATTGCAAGGCAGAACAGAATATTTAGAGAAGTTAAAAAAAGTATTAGACAAATATGGTAAATCCAAATAAATACGTTAGGAAAGCTTTATACGATGCCATAATAGGCGATTATGATTGTTATGATATGCAAGTAACCGGCAATGATAATCCGACTCAATACGTTATTATTTCAACACAGGACAAAGAGATTGACAAAGCTACTAAATGCAATTACCAATGGATTTCATATACTCTTTTGGATATTGTAAAGATTTACAATGGTGCTGGTAATGTTGGAAGTAGATTGGTTAACGATGACATGGAAAACAATATATTATCATTAATTGAAAACGTTACTATTGATGGGTTTACAGTTGTTAACCGAAGATATGAGTT